ATCTGGCCATTCGTTTCAGAGTTGCGGCGAGTTCGGGGTCTTCCCGTAAAATTCTCGCCTGTTTGGTTAAGTTGAAATACTCTGGAAGCCACGGATTTTCTTTCGCATTTTGTGACGCTCCTGGATTCGTTCCTCCACCAATGTTGGCAGGTGACTTCTTGAGATAAGGTTTTTGTTTAATCAAGTCCTCCAACAATTGGTTGATGTTGCTTAAATCCTCGTCCACATTATCTTTGATCATTAAAAAAGCTACCTCTGGGTCAACGATTCCCAGTTCAGTAGCACTCGCTTTAACTTCAGCTTGTAAAATACGCTCATTGGCAGCTTTAACTTTGCTCTCCCATTCCTTAATCTTTTCTTCAGCTTCTGCCTTAGCTTTTTCGGCTTCGGTCATTTGCGCCTTCTTGCGCTCTTCCTCAAGTTGAGCTTCCCACGCCTTCCTCTCTCTGGCCAGTCTTTTAGAGATGATTGCGTCTAGCTCATCTTGAGTAAATGTCCTTGTTTGTTCTTGCTTCCCTTCCGTATTTTCCCCCTCGTCAGGGTCATCATCTGCGAAATATTGCAGGCTGATCTTTAGTCTATCGTCTTTCATTGTCATACCTCCATTTAGAGCCTGTCGGCTTTATCCTTGCCAGTTTAGCGTCATGAGCAAGTTTGGACGGAGTACATAATATAAGTCGCTATTTGGATTCCCTAAATAGCTTCTGTAAATCTTTATATTGCTTGTCCTCTTTCTCTTTCAGCTTCTTGAATGTCGAGAGACTCGGCACCTTATCCCCTAGCCTTGCCCTGTACTGCTCCCATTGTTTCTTGGTCGCTCGTATCTTGGCTTTGCGTTTCTGTGCCTGTTCGTAAGCCTTCTTTTCTTCGGCAGATCGAGGATCATCCGAGAAAGAACGGTTAGAGAATGCCTTTACTTTGTCGGCATTAGGATCAAGCTCGGGTATATACGGCACCAATACATGTTTGCAATTCGGGTGAATATTTGCGTATTCTCCGAAAGCTTTGTCTAGCTTCGGATATCCTTCAGTCCTGCCTGTGATTGAGTAGACTCTACCCTCTAGAGGTGCGCATATTGGACAGGGCGAACGGTGAGAGGACATCTTAACAAGGTCATACCCAAGTAGCTGAAGTTGTGTGAGAAGGCCAGTATTGGTCGCTTCTCTTGTTACGCTTCTTACAACCATTTCGCAGTAACGATCCATCTGCCAGACTCTACCCATTGTGTCCGTAAAAGCACCGATTCCTTGATCTTCTATTTTTTCTTTGAGTGACGCTGACGCTCTCTTAACGGTCTGCCCTGTAGTTTGTTTCTCGATTATCTGTTCGAGCTGAGCTTTTCTGAAAGCGTCATTTATTCTTCGCCCAACCGTGTTTAACGCTTCGTCTAGGTTGTCGATTAGATTGTCGACTAAGACCTTCACGGCTGACTGGTGTACTTTAGCAAAGGCGTAAGTTCCTCCGAGGTGTATTCCCAATGCTTTTAAGCCGTCAAATGCCTTTTTAACGCCATAAAAATACTCTTTAGGGATATTTGTACCTGCGTACCTTCTGGACGCAACCTTGAGGTCTAGGATAATGTTATTAACGTCAGCACCTAACCTCTTGTAGTAGTGAGCCGTTCCCTTACCCTTCGTATTAACGGCAAGCTCCAGAAGGCGTTGTTGTGCTTTCTGGTATATGGCTATTAGCTGTTCAAGTTCATTCATCTTATATCAACCTTGATAGATTTCTGTATTGCTTCTGCGATTGCATCCATAAGGTTCTCAACGTCCAAACAAGGAGTTGTGACATGGGCAACCTTCTTGTCGGATATGGTCCCTTCTATTGTTCTGCACCCTGTGCTTTCAAGCTCTTCAAGCTCTTCAAGCATATTGGTTAAATGTTTGATGGCTACATCAATTTGTTGTTGTAGCCGAGAGCCATCAAACTGCACATAAAAGTTTCCCAGTGCCATCATTCTCCACCCCCTTCTAAACCTTCAAGCCAATTCGGCATAATGGTTTGTGTCATTATTGGGGCAGGTTCTTCCTCTGCTTCAATCTGCTTTATTTCCTCCTCGATTGACTTGGGGGTTCCACCGTCTAGTCTTCGAATTGCACTCCATACGCTAGATGTAGCCTTCCCGCCTGTACGGATTGCTTCAATCTCCGCATCTTCTTTAGGGTCGTTAGGGAGTCCGTCTCGCCATTCGATTTGGAGTACTAAATCTTCGGGGGCGGTAACATTGTTTGCTCTTTCAAGCTTGCCAGCAAGCGGAATGATATACTTTAACGCTTCATCCCATTTAATACGCTTGTTATTTACTTCCTGTAGCGTCCTCATGAGTATTTTCTTGAGGGCAGATCCACTCAATGCGTTAGTACCGTCTAAAAGTCCGAACGACGCTCTGTTAGTACCTGTAGCTATGAAAATAGCATCAAGTATCTTCTCAAGATACGTCCAGTTAGCATCTAAGTTAGCGTCCCAAGTTAGATAGCCAGGTGTAACACCTCCATCTGGGATTTCGATATATGCGTCTGTCCTGTGAGGTTGTACCTCTCCTGTTTCGGGGTCTGTATTCATGATTGCAGGGCCATACATACCAGGTGCAGAATGCTTGTCGAGGATTTTGGCAATCTGTGAGAGTCGCATATCCAACTGTTGGAACAGGCTGTCTATTCCCTCGTAGTCTGATAGTCCAAAGGTCGAGTCGTCTAATTCCCTGTTCGGGACAACAGCAACTAACATCTCCTCAATGCCTGTTGGCATATCTTCTTCAAGATCGATTCCGAGTGATTTAACGTCTACCCTTGAACCGATTCGCCCTCCAACTAGATTAAATGCCCTCTGATAAACGTATCCCGGCAGATGAATCTCTGCTCTCAAGTACTCTACATCACCACGTCGAATCACCCATGCAAATACATGTCCCTTAAATTCCGTGACGTCAGATTCATCAACTATCGGGAACCAGTAACTAGCAGGAACTAAGGAGAGTTTAGCCTTGCCATCAACGAGAGATAGTTTCAAGACGGCATCTCCTCTGTAGCTTTGAGAGTGAACGCCCTTGTGAATAAGCCTGTAGAGCTTGTTTCTCTCTATGAAGTCGTCTAGCCAACTTTGATCTTCTTCATTTTCTGCCGTGATGTTAGGAGTTTCTCCGACTAAAAGGTCAGCGAATAATTTAGGAATTGCTTTAGGTAGGTCGTGCAGCACGTGTATTAGATGCTTATCTTCACGCTGTATAATGTTGAACGCTGCTTTCCAGCCGTCTATTTGCTCGTGAGATCCAATGAATAATTTTCTGTAATCTTCATACTTCCGAATCCTTTCTCTGTCGTGTGGCCATTCTTCGCCTTCTCGTAGAAAAGTAATATCTTCTGGTGTCACCGTGTCACCTCCGTAATTTCGTTTAACATGTGTTATGTCAACTAAACCTACTTTTTGGGACGAAACCCCAGCTAGAAAGCTTATAAGGTTTTAGTTATATGCTTAACACAAGGTTCTCCCGTGTAAAATGTATAATTATTAGAAGCCAAGTGGTTTTTTCCTCACTCTTGAACGTGCATAGATCATGTCATCTTCTAATGCGTACCTCACAGCGTCGATGGAGTGGTTGTTCTTATCGGGATAAGTGGCCTTAAAGTTTCCTTCTTTATCCCTCTCCAGTTCATAGTGGAGGAACTCCCTGGCCGTGTTCGGGCAGCGGTGTTTGTATATGATAATTTCCTCCAGGTCTTGGAGGAACTTGATGCCGTGCTCTACGCTGCCTGGGCCCTTCTTGGCACCGACAATCCTCAAGCCATAGCTCCTAAACTCGTTAATTGTCCTTGGTTCAGAGCTGTCAGCCACAATGGGTTCGTTGTGCCTGTTTTCCTGCTTGATGAGCTCGACCGCCTCGATGTTCGAGAGACCCACTTTGTGAATCTCGTGAAAGATATAGAGCCGGCGCCGGGTCTTATCGAAGTGGCACACGGCGTAATGGAGTGGATCAGAAGCGTAACCGAAGTCCAGGCCTCGCTTGATGCGGTCGAAGTTGGCGATCTCTTCATCCGCAATGGGCCTGATCGTGACGTTGTTGAACACCTCGCCGCCTGTACCCACGACTTCACCCAAGTACTCGTGACGGTACGCCTTCTCGTTTGTCTTCTTGAGGTGCTCCGCCTCGATGATGAACGGTTCGCCCAGCCACGCTCTAGGAACGTCCAAATAGGTGCTGTGATGGATCAGCCTATCCGGCCTGTCGTGCAGCAGCTCAGCGTTAACCCAGTTGTTGACGCTGGCCGGCGGGTTGAACGTGTAAAAGACCACAAACCGTTCGCCACCACGCATCAGTGACTGGTTTATGATCCGTATTTCCTCCATGCCGTGAAACTCGTCCACTTCCTCGAACCAGATAT